CATTATATTTACGCCGCTTCCAACCGAGTATCGGACTCATTATCTTGCCATCAAAGATAATGTATTTAATTCTTTTATCGCCGTTCTTTGCTAACTTACGAATCTTCTCGACCAGCGCATAAGCTTCTTCTTTGTGTGCCGATAGGTCAGAATCTATATCTATAGCTCTAACGATTCCATCTCTTGGTATATGGTCAGAAGTGCCTTTAGAAAGGTGACGAGCGTCAGCAATCCAGCCATCAGACTTACGATCCCTATCAGGATAATCGTCATCGATTTGCTCCCGTAGTTGGACGCCAGCTGCACATAGTCTCGTCATTATCTTTATAGATTGTGCTAAAGGCCTAATGCCTTTAAGTCATCATCAGTTAGGCCTAAAGCTACTAATTTGGCTTTGGCTGCCGATTTAGCCTTTTCCTGTGCTTCGGCTTCAGCTAATGCTGCTTGTTTTGCCAACCTAGCATCTGCCCATTTTTTTATCTGCGCTTCATACTCAACAGGTGTTAATTCAGTATAACCATCTTCATTGTTACCTGTTCTTAGCGTTGGATTTTCTGCCCTAATTATTTCTATCATTTCTGTTCTTGTAGTCATTATTTACCTAACCCATAGACGGCTACTGTGCAATCTATATTTGTCGAAGATGACCTTAATAGAAATCCATCTGGAGTATAACTATCATTAAAACCATTGGTAATGCTAAACTTATTTGTTCCAGTTAAAGAAGTATTCATTCCCTGAATAAACGCTCCCTGCACAAATAAATATCCTGATGTGGCAGTTTGCTGAGCTAACATAAAACCATCTGTAGAAGAAGTATTTAAACTAACTGCTGCAGTTCCATTGTTAGCATAAGCAATACCAGCACCGAAATAATTTGTAGCTCTAGTTACGCCACCTGCGCGGAATTGAAACATTGCGTCATCTGCTAAGGTAGCAGCAAAAAAACTTTCAATTATTATTAAAAAAGACCCATAAGTAGAAGTAAAAACACCATCAAAAGTCGTTCCTGAATCTGCAACATTTGTCAAAGTAGAACGTTTTATTAAAGTCAATCCACCACTTGGCGCGGCCCATTTTAGGCCAAGACTTTGAGTTGAGTCGGCTGTGAGAATATGCCCATTAGTTCCAATTGGAATTCTTGCGTCAGCGGTATCAAATCCAAATAAATCGCCCTTAGTTGTAAGCGGCGTTTGATCAGCAGTAGTTCCCCATTCTGGAGCAGTGCCACCAGAATTAACCTTTAATACTTGCCCAGCAGTTCCAATAGCAATTCTGGCCTTGGCTGTGCTGCTAGTGTAATAATCAATATCTCCTGCAGTAGTTCCGGGATTTAAATTTTTTACAGTGGTATCAGCAGATGATCCAAGTGTGCGGATAGCGGCCGCGCCATCTTTGACAAGATCTGTGTCTGCTGGCGTTGCCCAATTGTAATTAGTAGTATTCGGCATTTAGTCTCCTATGCAACTATTGTAGCGTTAAGCCAGTCCAAAGTAGGGCTGATTGTATTCCAAGTCTCAGTCGCTGGGACTGAGTTCCATCTAAACGCCTGAAGGCTGAAAGCGATAGGCGAGACATTTAGGGTTAAATTGAGCTGGTTAAGACTGGCTGTCCAAGTCCATCCTTCGACAAATCCTTGAAATTCTCCACCGACCATATTGGCTGGCAAGTTAATAATATTAAGCGGTTGGCCCATAAATACGCCAAGAAGGTTATCTCGGTCTGAATTGTCAATTTCACCGCTGGCTATCGGGAAGGTTATCTGCCTTAAGGCAAATTGAGGATATGCGCGGATAAGGAGATAGAAGGCTGCTTGAGCCGTAGCGTCTCCAGAATTGCGAAGTGTTGTCGATATGGTAGAAGCAAGAAGGCCATATTCAGATATTGATGCTAAATCCTGATCTGTAACTTCCGATCCTGAAGTCCCATAGCCAATTGTTATCGAATTTCTAACATCGCCAGCTCTTTTAATAATCGAAAGTCCAGGCCCAATTGAGTGATTACCATCTAAATCCACATAGCCATTAGTTGCTAAGTATTGCGATCTATGCGTTGAATCTGCATACCCAATACGACCCTGAGAATCCTCATAAAGATAACCAAGTCCGCTAGTAGCAAAGCGAGAAGCTAAGTTATAAACTGTATCGTCCAAATTATTTTCAGAGTGAAGCTCATAATCCCCAGGAGTGTCGATTTCACCTAATCCGCTATTTTCTGCATCTTGCCATTGAATTGTTGGGTCATAGCCGTTCCAAGTTTCGGCAGCTGGGACTTCATTCCATTGGTCAAATAAAACTGTTTCTAATAGTTCTTGGATTCTATCGCCATCAAATTGATGAGCAAAGTTGCCTACATAAACGGCTCGATTGAGTCTTGCTAAGGCTCCTACTGCAACTATTTTAATTTGTTGGCTAGTGGCTGTTGAGCCTGAAGTTTGAACTGTTATGCCTAGGTCAGTAATAAAACCGCCAAATAGATTTACATAAGTAGCGCTTGAGTTTTGGACTTCAATTGTTACTGCATCATTAATCTCAAACGGAACTGCTGCTTCAGCTGTTTCAATCAAGGTTAAATTGCAATAGCCAGCAACTGGCTGAGAGTAAATATCTGTGCGACCAGAAGTAATAGTGAGTCCGCTAAGGGTTGCCCCAGTTACTGTTGATCCATTTACCTTGACTCGATAAACAGGATTCCAAGCGGTCATATAAGTAGTTGCTCTGTTCCAGCGCCAGTTCTGCGACCTGTGTTGTTTAGAGCTGAGACGACTGCTCTAGTAAATCCTTCTTCATCAATTGCGCTTGGAGCATTGACATTTATAGTGACATTTACATAATCGCCTTCAGCTCCAATTCTTTCATTTGGAAATGCGCCAGCTGATGCAATGTTAGTTGATATTGAAGGTGTTGAAGAAGATGGAGCGCTAGGTATGCTTGTAGAGCCAGCAGAAGCTATTGAGGTTTTAGGTGCTGATGGGAAACTAGAAATAGAAGGAGCACTTGCAATCTTGGGTAGGCTAGAACTTCCGCTTACACTTGGAGCTGAAAAACTAGGCTTTGAAATCGTTGAAATATTAGGAAGTAAAGGGACTGCGTTATAAGCTCTGATAAGAGCATTTATGCCATCAATAGCTAGGCTTACTGCTCCTTGAATTCCTTTGACTACGAATCCAATTACATCTAATACGCCTCCAGCGACTTTACCAATGAAGCCTAAAGCTGAACCAAGTCCATTAATAAAAATCGGAACTATAAAGTCTTTAATGAAGTTATAAAGAATTGTTAAAGATTCTTTATTGCGAGCAATGGCATCAGTTACAGGCTGAATGGCTGCATCTTTGAATTTAATAAATTGTGGAATAACTGTATTGATGAAATAATCTAAAAGTCTTTGCAAAGTCGGGAGTAAAGCTGCGCCGACGGATTCTTTAGCTTCATCAAAACCCACTTTAAGTCTTTGAATTTGACCTTCAAAAGTATTGGCTTGAACTGTGGCTGCTCCCCCAAAGGTTTCGGCTAATTTCCTTGTCGTTCCTTCTAAACCAAGGGCTTTAATTTCAGCGCTGGATAAACCAACACCTAAACGCGTTAGAGAGCCTGTATTGCCTTCGTAGGCCTTGCCAAGGGCATTTGAGACGGCTTCTACGCTTTTGCCAGTAGCAGCTGAAATATCTAAAGCTAGGTTTAATAAATCTTGGGATTTAGTAACTGATCCTGTGGCAGTTGCTAGGCGCTGAAGCGCTGGACGCAATTGGTCATCGGCAACGCCAGTAGCTAATGAGGTTTTGAGTATCTGCTCCTCAACTGCTGAAATCTGGGCTTCGGTTGCGCCAGTAACATTCTTAAGAGCATTAGCTAAACGAAGCTGGGCAGCCTCATCTTCAATAGCTGCCTTAACGCCATCAACGGCTAACTTGACCGCATAGGCCGCTGCTGCTGCAGCTGCTGCTGCGAAGGCGGCTGCTGCAACCTTGCCAAACTTCTCTAACTTACCGCCAAAGCCTTCAACCTCTTTAGAGCCAGTATCAAGATTTTTCTTGAGATCAGCGACATCGGCAAGAATCGAGAGCTTGAGTGTTCTACTGCCAGCCATTACTTATCCCACTCTTTCAATATCTTGGAAAATGCTTCTTGCCATTTCTTAATTAATTCAGGCTGAATCTTACGAAGGGTTGGGTAGATAAAGTAGCCAGCGTTTCCGCGACCTTTGCTTGGTGTTCTTCTCGGGAACTGACGCAAGCGATTAGATCCAAATTCATAACCCGCCCAGAGTTCTTTTGTGCTACCGCCACCAGAAAAGCGCTGACTTGCAAAGCCGTAAGAGAACTCTCCGATTTTGGAACTGGCCGAGACTTTAACGCCTGTTGCAATTCTTCTAACTGCTTCTTGACCAAAAGTCCTTGTG